TACTAACGCAAACAACTTGTATCGCATTGCATTACGGCTCGTCGTCGTTGTCAATCGGTGGTGGTGGTATAAAATCTTGTGTGTCGTAGTCGTATGTGTAGCCGATACCCGCATAAGTTTTGCCTGTTGTATTAAAAAATGTTTCAACCCAAACACCCGGATATCGTTCAGGGTTTTCTGCCATAAATTCGGCTGTTACTACATGAACATTTGTCACAATGTTATTTTCGTCTAATTGTGCAAAGTATTGTCTGTTCATAATCAGACCTTAAACCTGACATACACAACACCTGCTGCGCCAGCGCCACCAGCCGCATTGCCAGCAGTACCGCCACCACCTGCACCATAATTTACGCCCGAATTTCCTGTGCCACTTGTTTTGCCTGCGACACCGCCGTTGCCTGCGCTACCACCCGTACCTGTGCCACCACCACCGCCGCCCGCGCCTGCGTAATATGTTGCGCCGCCAATAAAACCGCTTATGTCTTTACCGTTTCCACCTGCGCCACCAGCCGTAGAAGTTCCGTTGCCACCAACAGCATCAGCACCGCCACCACCACCACTACCTGAAGCGTTTGTAGCAAAACTGTCACCGCCGTTATTGCCTGCTATTGACTGAACCGTTTTGCCGCCAAGAATTTGTGCAGTAGAAAAACCATTATCAAAAGTACCACCACCACCACTAGCGCCAGCGCCAGCAAACATAGCCGAACTTTGACAACCATAACCACCACCAGCAACAGAAACAACAGTACCTATAGCACTTCCTAAACCATTATTCGTTGCTGTCCGAGTATTAGCCGCACCACCTGCACCGCCAGCACCAACGTCAATACTTTGATTTGCGTTTAAATAAACAGTTAATAACGAAGTAGCGCCAACGACACCACCACCGCCACCGCCACCGCTTGAGTTACTACCAGTAACTGACCCAGAAGCACCACCGCCACCACCAACAAGCAAAACATCAAACAAACCTGACTTAGTAACCGTTAAAGTGCCATCAGTAGTAAAAGTTAAAAGAGTGTAATTTATGCCGCCAACAGTAATGCTTGACGATGACCCACCTGTTGCTGTGCCATAACTTGTACCACCACCGCTAAAAAAAATAGCAGCACTAGCACTAGTAAAATACAAAGTGCCACCTGCCCATGTGCCTAACGCTAAAGACCCTGCGGTCGTTACTGTTGCCGTGCCAGCCGTAATCGTGCAAGTACCCGCGCCAATGTTTTGTATAAACAAGGTGTCGCCTGCACTAAACAAACTTGTGTTAACCGTGATCGTTGTCGCGGTTGCTTTGTTCATCACAACTCGAGTGCCTTTGTCGGCTGCAACCAATGTGTAACTATCGGTCTTGGTGCTGACCGTTTGGTTGTAATCGTTTGCTTGCAAACTGTTCATTTGCGCTGCCGTTAAAACCTGCCCTGCAGTAAATGTTTGTATCGCCATATTTGACCTACTTTAACCTAACCCGTTGTCAGCGTTGATGATACCAAACGACAAATCGTCAAGTATCAGCTCGTTCAACACAATCACAGGCGACGTGTAATAAGTGACGCTATGACCCGTATTGACGTTGATCGTATGCTCAATACCCTCGATCGCTAGGTTTTGGGCTAGTGACGCTGGGGTTGTGCCGGGGGCAAACGACTTTTCAATTGTGATCGTGTCGGATATGTCAAGCGTTGCGACCGTGTCGCGTTGGGCGCTGCTCAACATTGCAAACGATGTCGCTAGCGACGTGTACCGTGGCTCAGGGTTAGGGTCAAGCAAATATGTCGCCAAGTCAAGCGCGGCTGAGTCGTTGTGCAACAAACTGTTTGTAATGCTGTATGTCTGTATAAAGTACGTTGCTTGACTGCCAGCGTCGTCAACGATCTGCGGGTTGTTGCTACCAAGTATCTGCACGACTGCCCTATTGGTTACTTGATCGGCTTCAAATGTTATGCCTACGCCGTTATACGGTATGTTTGTGCCGTCGTCGTGAAAATCGGCTACGGCTGGGTTAAGGGTTGTGCCTATGCGCGGCGTAAACACAATGTCGCCGTCACGTGATATATATAGCCGACCCTGCTCAGCCTCGTTGACTTGCGACAAATAACCGAGAACGTTTGTGCCTTGCTCGATCGTGAACGCTGACGCGCCGCCAAGCGTCTGAGTGCCAGTACCGATGTCACGGTTAGCGACGGGAAATGCGACCTCGGGTCTGTCAAGTATTGCCGACACACGTACGCTTGACAATTCCTCGCTGACGTTGTACTCATCTAAATATGTTTGCGATAACAAATAAAAATCGTCGGCACAAAACACCGTCACCGTATCTAAACCGCCTAGGGCAAAGTTGTAGTCAAAATTGACAATTTTTCCGACGAACAAATATTCTTTGACGTTTGTTGCGCTGTATCGAGACAACCGCACCGACCGCATAGGCGCTAAACCCGGCTTAGCGTTAGGTGTGTCGTAGTAGGGGCTTGCCTCGTCAAACGGCATAAAGATACCGTCGGTGTCAAGCATGGTAAACGACATAGTGCCAGCACCGAACTGGTCGCCCTGATCGCGTCGCCCTCGACGCACATACACCTGATTAACACCGTCAAGCACACTTGCAAACTCGGTTGTACCGTCAAGCACATATTGAGTGTTATCTAATTTGCCCTCAGGGTCAGCGTCAAGTAAAAATCCGTCTTGGATAAACCCCGTGTCAATCTCTAGGTCATAGTTGCCACTTGCAACAACTGACACGCTAGCCATTAGACCGCTATCTGTAGATCGAGTGGCCCTGATACGCGCTGGTAGGCGAGCAAACTATCTAACACGCTTTGACCGATCTCGGCGCTAGTTGAGATACCGCCCGTGACGTTGATTGTTACAGGCGACGCGCCACGCGCTGCAATGCGCTCAGCCATACCAAATTCTGTTAGCGCGCCTTGAATAGTCATTAGATCGCCGCCGCCACCAACACCGCCACCGCCGCCGCCAACGCTGCCACCACCGCCACCGCCACCAACGCCACCGCCAATAATCGGGGCAATACTTGGAATAGACGCGCCTGCCTCTCGAGCCATACGGTCAGCCGTACGCGTATCGCTTGTAACTGCTGTAGCACCCCCGCCACCGCCACCAATACGACCCAACGCAATCGTCGGCAAACTTGGTATGTCAGCAAACGGGTTAATCAAATTCATGCCACGAATAACAATGTTGATTGCACTAATAAACGAATTAGCAAACGTCTCAAACCCTGCGATCAAGCCGTTTAGCACCGTGTTGACAATGTTGCGAAATGTCTCAAATTTTGTGTACGCAAAAGTTAACGCGGTAACTAGCGCCGCAATACCTACCGCGATTAAACCGAACGGGTTTAACGCCATTGCGATATTGACCGCAACGATCGCCGCTGCGACTGCTGAGATTGTGCCGGCAATAATCAAAAACGCTGTCGGGTTGCGTTGCGCCCAGTCAGCCATTGCTTGCAAATATGGCAACACTTTTTGCAACACGGGTAGCAACGCCGCACCGATGCTTTCTTGTGTTTCCGCCAAACTGTTTTTTAGTATCTTAAATTTGCCTGCCGCGGTTTCTGCCGATCGTGCGGCCGCGCCACCAAAATTGTCGTTTAACGCCATCATTACAACATCAAGCGACGCGCCCTCTTTAATTAGACCCATCATCTCGGGCGACAATGCCCGTAGCCCTCTCATGTTGCCCGCATACGCTTTGCTTAATGCGTCGCTAACCGTCGCCAAACTTAAACCCGTGGCAGTCGATACGTCTTGGGCAAGTGTCAACGCGCTAGTTGCGTCACCAACATCTTTAGTACCCACAAGCAACGCCGCGAACGCTGGGCGTAACTCGCTGTCAGCCGTACCCGTTGCCCTTGACATAGCCGCAATCATGTCCTCAGTCGCCGCAACTGTAGCGTCAGTCGCACCAACTACGTTTTGCATAGTGTTAGCCAAAATCGCTTGTTGCTGTTCATCTTCGGCTGCCGCTTTAGCCGCCAAACCAAGCGCACCCGCAACCGCCGTCAACGCGGCTGCTGCTGGCACGGCCGCTTTTTTAATTGCAAACTGTGCTTTCTCGCCAACAGTTTCTAGTTGCTTAAATTCTTTGATCGCTTTGTCAATGCCTTTGCCGTCAAACTCGCTGACAATAGGAATAGATAGTGCCATGTCTATAACTCGCTTTGCACGGTACGCATAGTTTTAGCAATCATTTTTGTCATCTCGGCTTCGATACCGCGACGTGCTTTATACACCGCCGGGCCGATCAGTCGAGTGCGACCAGAGCCAACAAACCCCAGCGCGTTACCTAACTTGTTTGCGTTCGCGCGACCCGCCGTCTCAAACACGGCTGCCGCAACATCTTTTTGTTCTATCAGAATTACGCCGACTGCGTTGCGTCGAGTGTCAAATCTCATTTTGACCCCGTTGGCTGCCTTGCTCGGTACAAACGGGAATATCTTGCGAGCGTTTTGTGTCCACGCATATTTCATGCCTGATAGCGGTAAATCTTTGTAAACCGCTTTGCCTGCGTTAATTGCTGGCTGGGCGATCGCCGTTGCGTCAGCCTTAAAATCTTTTTGCAATTGCGGGTCAATTTTACGCAACGAGTTAATCGTCTGTTTAACTCCGACGACCTCAATAGTTGTTGATGCTGGCATTGCGCTACCTCTTTTGTTTATTTAATAGCGTAATCACCGTAACTAGGTCACGCGTGTCAAACTCGATCGTCGTAGGCCAGTACCCTGTTGCAACTAATAACTCGGCTAGTTGCCGTCGGTAACTGCCTACGCCGTAGGGTTTGGGTCTGTCTCGTCAATCGCCTCAATGGTCATGTTCGGGTTTGCTTTAACCCAATCGCGATATGTTGCCGGCATTGTTTGACCGCTAAGTTTTAGCAAATTGTACGCCCAGCAAACTAGATCGGTGTAGCCAATGCCTTTGCCGTCGCTAATCTTGCGACCCTCAGTTTTTTCCCACTCGCATATCACAAACATATTCGTTGTAACTTCGATTGGCGCTGTGCCGTCGTTTAGATCAACTTTTAGTTTTAATCGCATTGCCTATTCCTGTTCTCGGCCAGTAATGGCACGGTTTATGGGTTGGTTGTATCGACTGTTAATGCGCCGCCTTGAAATACGACATCATAGGTTGATAGTTCGCCAAGTGACGCGTTGATGACTGGCAGACTTTCTAAATAGCAATCAGTCAAAATAAACTTTGGGTTTGTTGCGCTATCTACTGCCGATGTCGGTTTAAGTGTCACCGTCGTTTTTGCGCCGATCAAATTAAACAAAGTCGCGTAAGTCTCAGTTGCGGCAAAACTCGCATACAAAGTCAATGTCACTTCGTTGTTAACTAACCCTGCTGTGTAACTGCGTGAGTTTGTGCCAAACGCGGTGTCCTCTAATGCCTCGACCAAATAGGTCAGGGTTGCTGACGTACACATATCGGATAGATCAACGCTGTTGATCGTCAATACCGGGTTTGATAAGTAAGTTGCTGAAGCCATTGTTACTCCTTAGTTGTCTGTATTAGTTTTACCATAACGGCTGTGTGTTTGTGTGCATTACGCGGTTTGCGCTTGTACGCCTACCGAGAGGTCGTAACACGGGTATTCTTGCCCGCCTATGTCGAGTGTGCCGGGTCTGCCTGACATGACGATTATTGCCGACCCCAAAACGGTCGCCGTAATTTGCAATATTTCGCGCAACACGGGCAAACCTGCTGGGCCGTTGCCAACAACTTTTATCGGGTAGTCCATGCGTACGATGTTGCCGTTGCCAGCGATCGTCGTAAAACTTGGTGCTTGTATAAAGACACAATTTGGCACAAGTTTTGTTGGGTCGGTTACAACACGCAACGACGTGATTGCGGTAAGCGTCGTAGCGAGATCGTCTAGCGTCTCGTTGAATAGGTCGGTGTAAGGTGCGGGCATTAGGCAACCGCTGGTCGGTCAATACCTAACAACTGTTTAACAATCGGGGTCAACGATTGCTGAGGTGCTGTACCCATGCCGTCAAACGACGCAAACACGTTCTCAAGCGAGCCACGCGAACGCCACAACGCCGCCGAATACATCAAAGTACCGAGCGTGACATCACCGCTAGGCGACGTTGTTAAATTGTCGTTGTAGCCCGCCTCTGCTCGACGGCGACTGCAAAACTGGTTGCCAGCGCTTACGGCCTGTGTGATCAGCGTGTAATCATCTGACGGGTTAGCGATCGACACACCCAAATACGTGACTAAATTGGCTGCCGTAATCCACGTGCAAGTCGGTGTGAACGCAACCGTGCCTGTGTAGATCGCAACAAATTCGACGTTGCTACCCGTGCAAGCGTAAAGCACTTGGTTAGGTATTGGCTGAGTTTGGTCAAATGTCCATTCGCCCGTGGTCGTGTCCACGCCTGTGTATTTGTATTGCGGGCAACTTAACACGGTGAACGTGCCGTTAAACGGTGCGCCTAACGCGCCTACAACTACGCTGTCGCCAACTTGTATGTCGGTTGGCTCGAGCGTAGATATGCAGGCGTAGTCATCTAATAATTGTTTGCTTGCTGTTGAATATGTTGCCATAGCGGTTAGGCCGCTACTCGATCAAGCGTAACTAGTTTTGTACGCGAGTGTTGCTTTTGTTTGAAAGAACGATGCGTAGCCATAGTACGAAAACGTACGTGACAACGTGCCAGGATTTTCAACGCTGAGCAATCCTCGAATTGCTTCGTAATACTCTGACGCTGGTGCGTGGAATACTGCAATGGTTTTTGCTGCAACGTTGCTGTCAACAATCATTTGCAAACCAAGTGGGTTAATTGTTGCCCAGTTTGCAAGACTGCCTGCGCCAAGTGTGTTGTATCCACCAAGACCCGGTTGTCCAATTGCTGGGAACAATGGTCGTTTGTCAGCATCAACTACTGAGCCAAGTGTTGCCCAAGCGTCAGGTCCGACCAACATATGCGTTGGGAACAAGTTTGTTCCTGACGATATTTTTTGTGCCATGACATAAAGAGTTGCAATCAAATCTTCAGGTGTGCCATTCCAGTTTGTTTGAGTGCTTGCGCCTGTAACAAATGTGTCAACTGCAAAGTTGTCTGTAGCAATCATGTACTGACCCATTAGGTCGTTCATGATCTGTGTCATTGCGGCAGGTGACGTAAAATCAATGTCTTGTACCGACAAAGTTACTTGACCAGCAAACGTCTTTTTTGTTACCGAGTTTGCTGCAATCACCATTGTGGTCGCTGACGCTGCACCAAATTCTGCGCTGCCTGTTTGTTCGGCAACTGATGTGTGAGTTGTGATCGTTGGTCGGATAAATGTTTTTTGTGTGCCACCGTCAGGATATGCGCGCGCGCCGATCGCTGTAACAAATGGTCGAATAAAGTTGATGTCTTGAAAAACCGGGCCGAGTACGGGAACTGGCAAAAGTCCTGGTGTGTCAGTTGTTGCAATGTCACCTGCAGCTGCCTGTAGCACACTTTGTTTTGCTTTTTGTGCGCCAACAAATTCTTCGTTGACTTTGCGGAATGTGTCGCCACCGATGTGATACGCGGCAAGATATTCGCCAACGCTTGGCATACGAAATTCGCGTTTTGGTTGCGCCCAAAGTTTGTCTACAGTTGCTTGCGCTGCTTCGACTACTGGGGTTGCTTGTGTTTCGCTCATAGGGGTTATGTCCTTTTCTGTGTCCTGTTCTGATTGTAACTCTGTTGCTGGCTTGGTTTCGTGGATAGTCTCGTCGGGTGCGCTTGCCGCAACGTCGGTGATGACCGCGCCTGCAAATGCGCCCTCGCTTACTAGCGACAATTCTGACCAGTTTGCGGCCTCGACGATCATTGTGCCGTCGTCGTCGTAACTAAACTTTGTCGGTGTAACGCCTACAGATACTGCGTCAATAACGCCGTCAACCATAAGGGTCATAAATTCGTCGGCTAGTCGAGTAGCGCTTAATTTGGCTGTAAACATCATGCCCTGTGGCGTGTCCACACGCTCGACAACTTTGCCCAAAATTTGATTGCTGTCATGCTGGCCGTACAGTTTCGGGTCGCGCCCCGTGACTGGCAACGACCCTTGCAAAAACCGCACCTTTGTACCGTCGCTAACGGTCGCTGTTTCGTCGTATGTGACTGCGACGCCTGAGATTGAGCGCGACGGCAAACCCTCTGCCGCCGCTGCGTCAACCGTGATCTGTGAAGGGGTAAGTCGGATCATAAATTTTATAGTACTCCATTTGGTATCGGTGTTTCGGAATTGTCTTCGCGGTAATCACTCATCGAGTATTCGCCCGACAAGTATTGCTCTACGTCAAACTCGACATATGTGCCGTTTGGTAGCACGTTGTTTTGGCTGAGTGTGCCAGCAATGCAATCCGCGTAGGCGCGTACGCCAAATGTCCACAAATCCATACGCGCTTCGGCGCTTGACTGATAACTGTACGAGCCGACGGATACGCCTGCAAGGTACGGCGGTATGTTGCATAGTCGCGCCATTTCCATTGCTTGAAATTCTGCGCTCTCAATTAACAACATTTTGTCAGGCGATGTCAACGTTTCTGTGTAAGTAACAAATTCGTTTAACGCGGCTGTTTGGTTTGTTGCTCGAGCCGCATTAAATGCTGCCGCAAGATCTGCCAATTCCTGCGCTGACAATGGCTCGCCACCTGTCTGACGCAAAATGCCTGCCGGTATTGCCGACGACGAGTTTCTAAACCGTGCGGCTTCAAGTTGCAACGCTGTTGCAATTGCTTTTTCGCTCATGTAAACAATGCCTTGTATCGGCGACAAGAATTGCACAAGATCATCGGGGTTTAAGTTGCCGCCTTGAAACGTCAATTGTTTTGACGGTGCAAACCATACTGGGCCAGTTTGGTCAAGTGTGTTGACCATTGCGGCGGGTAGTCGAGTAAACGACGCTGGGTATCCGTCGGCGGTACGTGACGTGATGTACCAAAATGCGCGACCGTAAAAAAATAAATCGTCAAATGTCCACGACATAATAAAACTGTTTGGCAATGTCGGGTCAATACGTCGCAACCATGTACGCGGCGCTAACGGCAACTTTTCCATTTCTTGACCGTTCCAAATTTCGTTATACATTTTTAAGTTCATGCAACCAATGACGCTTGCCATAAGGTCTCTTGAGCGACTTACCGTACACACGCTCATCGCACGATTACGCAATTCGCCCTCTTGATACGAGTAGTACTGTCCAATCATGCCGACGCCCGCGGTGTTGGCCGAGTAATACTGACCGCCTGCGGCTGCCGCTTTTGTTGGCTCAGGCGATATAGCCGCCTTATTTACTGACCGTGAAAATATCGCCATGCTGTAAGTATGCCACCAATTTATTTGACGGGTGTTGATAGGCGACCGCTAAGCGTCAACCGAGAAAGTAAGAACCTAACGGCCGCCCAGCAAAATACTAGCCACCTGCAACAACGATCATAGGTTTGCCTGTTGCGGTCGGTCGTGACGCGAGCGCCGCCGACCAAACCAAACACCGAGCCAACTCGATCGGGCCGGGTGATCGCTGCGACGATAACGCAATGCTGTTTTGTGACCTGACTGCGACGGCTCGTTGCACGTGTTCGGCAAGCATATTTTCGCCTGTGTGCCAAAGTAGTTTTTCGTGGATCATTGACTTTATGCGCGGCGTAAATTTAAGTATCTCGCCGTAGCCGACAACTGCCCTGCGACGCTCAAGCGCTAACGGCCAATGAATATCTATTGACGGACTGATAGCAAATTTGATTGCCGTGTTTTTTGCTAGGCGCTCGACGTGTCGCAACATTTCGTCGTAGGTGTCGCAAACAAACTCTACGGTGACAACGGTGCGCCGATCGTCAAGCACGATTGCGCGGGTCGCAAAATATCGGTCGTCGGTCAGGCTGGTTTCTATGGCGACTGTGCCGCCGTCAGGCATAGGGTCGGTGTATTCCAACTCGGGCCACAAACCCGGTGCTATCCAAGACTTGTCAGACGCGACCCAAAGGTTGCATGACGCGCGTAAAAAACTTGCACGGTCAGGGTTCTCGCTCTCGGCCTCAATTGTTTTTAGTGTCAATGTTTTGCCTAGCGCTGGGTTTGCCCAACCCCACGCGCGACTATCCATAGGCGATATGTCAGGCGGCGGCGACCACTCAGCAAAATAAAGCGATGACGGCTCTGCACGGTCAATAGATCGCAACCCCTGTTCACGCCAACGTTGCATAGCGGTACTTGCTTCTGTGCCTGCCGTCGACCAAGCGCTGAGCAATGGTGATCGGCGGGCGCGCTGGGCTGGTAGCAAACCGCCGTCAATAACCGTCGAGCCAATATCCCAAATCTCGTCAGCAACAATTAGGTCGCAACTCATACCGTGACCGACGCTTGAGTTGGCTGCACGAATAAACCACTTTGACCCGTCGGGCATGGTGACTTGGTTGCGACCGTACGACCGCATCAGTTTTGCACCAAAACGCAACTCGAGAATGTCCGCAAGTTTGTCGTACAACATGACTGCCAAGTCAAGACGGTGCGCGGTAGATAGCACCGTCATAGGCTCGCCCCGGTGTTTTGGCATCTCGGTCAGCCACCAACCAACCAGCGCCGTCAACGCAACGGTTTTACCGTTCTGCCGTGCCGTAGAAACCATAGACATACGATGCAAAAAATCGCCGTCACCATCAAACAACAACTGACCGTCTAAAACTCGCTGTTGCCACGGCATTAACTCCATGCCCAAATGCTGTAAAGCCCAGCCCCCCACCTCAGCCCCAAACGAACCGCTCGCGTCAGGCCACACCGTCTCCAGTCGAGGCTGATCCCTGCCAGTTACCGCCAGTTCAGGCTGGTTAGGGTCATCTGAGATAATCCTGAGAGATCGGAAG